AAGAGCGTCGTTTGTGGCTTGAGAGGTATCGAAATAGTATACCGGGTTGTCTTGAAATACCTCCTATAATACAGGCATTCCTGTAATAGGGTTAACAAGTCTAGGGTCCATGATATTCATACCCTCATTAATGGTGACATTTTCGCCAATCATTTCACCTAAGTTTTTGTCGTAATAAGCATCTGTTGAGATTATTTCTCTATAGGTGCCATCAGGAAAAACTTGATATGTCACCGTTTCACCTGCTTTATTTGCAAAGCCACCATCTGGGTTTACAATTCTTGAGGTACCAGCAAATACATCATCTCCAAAGTTTTGTACAATTAAATCTTTGTCTGCCGTTTTTCTAGCAATCGATGTACCCTGCTTCTTAGCAACAGGCTTTTTACGCTTTGTAGCTCTTTTCTTAGAAGGCTTTCTTTTATTATTACGTTCAATACCAAATCCTTCTTGATTAGAGCTTGAATTTCTGAATGGTGACTTTTTCATTACTTTTTATTTTTATGCACCTTCTGTATGCCGAACTCAGCATACTTGGAAGAACCAGGGTGCTTCTTATATCCTGTGGAAGGGTCCTTCATAAGTTTTAAGGACCCTCCCTTACCTTTCATCCAATGAAACCCCTTGGGAGCTGGAACTCTCTTTTTATTAGCGGCCATACCTATTAGATTTTCCTTTCTTCATTACTCGCCTCTTTTTAGTACCACCTGCTTTCATCTTTTCTTCATCGCCTTTAGTAATCTCAGTGAATATGCTTCCTTGATACTTCATTCCACCATCTCCAAACCCGTATCCGTCACCTATTCTAGGATTATCAATTATAACAGGGTTCCCAAACGCATCATACATTACTCCTCCTTGTTCTTCTGTATTAAAAGGTTGACCTGTTACTGGGTCAATTCCTGGAACAAAAGGTAATGGCACAGGACGACCAGCTCCATATCCACCAGGAAGGGGGAAAGGGTTTCCTTGTATAGGCAGTTGCCCTTGTATAGTACCAGGATTAACAGGGATAAGAACACCAGTAATAGGGTCTACTACCATTGGACCTTCTGGAGTCATAATAACGCTCCCTCTGCCTCCTCCTGGTAAAGCAGGAATATTTCCGCCTCCATCTACTGGCATATCTCTGTCTACTGGCATATCTCCTGGTATAACAACAGGTGCAGGGGCTGACATACTTGCATCCACATCTATGTTAGGATTTGCTTCTGCACTTGCACTTGCACTACCTCCTGTAGCCACTGCACTACCTCCTGTAGCTATTTGGCCTTGGTCTTGCTGATTAGTCATAGTAATATTATCAGCTCCACCTATTTGTGCAATAATATTAGCAGCTTTTTTTGGACCAAATGCAAAAGCTAATTCTTCCATACTGAAATCAGAAATAGATGCACCTCCTTCAATAGCTTCTAATATTTCATCTCTAAATGCTCTTCTAATTTTACCTCTTCTCCCTCCAATTTTTGGAAGAGTAACACTCACGCCAATCTCTCCCTGCTTTTTAGCTACAGGTTTTTTCTTAGCCTTTTTTCTAGGTTTCTTAGGCATTGAGCCTCCTGCTTTCATTTTTTCGTTTCTTTGAATCCCAAAACCTTCTTGGTTTGATTCTCTTTTTCTAAATCCCATTATTTCTAGTTTTAATTATTAGTTTCTAAATTGAATGTTATTGTTAGTATTAACAAAAATATTTCCGTAGTGTGGAACCTAACTTCTTCGGTAGGACTTAGGTATTCCCAACCTAAGGCAAACCTATCATGAGGCCAATGTAAAGATATTGTCAAGTTCCAATTCCTCATTTCTTTTTGCTTTTAAAATAGTTAATTTGGCGTTCTCTATCTACAGCTTTCTTTCTACTTTTGAATGTACCTAATACTTTACTTCCGTCTTTGGAGTAAAGCTTCCATACATTCTTATTTGGCATCTTTCTAATCATTAAGGTACAATCTGTCTATTAAAAGAAACATTTGCATCAGTAACCTTACCTACTGTATTGATACGAAGATATCCTCCACACTCAGGTAAAACAGTTTTTGCTTTTTCTTTAGAGTAAACAGGGAACGAAGCTAATACTTGGCTAAGTTTTATGTATCCTTTTGGAAGATTGCAGTTTCTGTATAGAATTTGCTCTTTTTTAATTGCAATATCAAAGTAAGGTACTTTCTTTTCCGCTGCTCCAGTATTATTGGAACCAAAATTACCAGTTACTAAATGTAAGTCTCCAGTATTTGCCGAAAGATAAGGGTCGCATTTTTTAAGTCCGTCCCCTACGGCAGCTGCTTCAGTAGCGTATACAGGTAAACTTCCGTAAACAGATGTAAACCTTACATAACCATTTGGCACTTGGCAACCATACTTTACAACTTCTTCTTGAGGAATAGCAATGTCAAGAGCATTTGTAAAGTCTCTGTCTCCTGTTCCTGTACCCCCTGTACCCCCTGTACCCAAAATAGAAATAGCGTTAGTGCTACCAAGTGAATACATATCACAGTCTCTTAGGCCTGCTGCTCTTGCATCTGCCTCATTTTTAAATGCAGGTAATCTTGCTATCACTGAGCTTAATCTTACGTACCCTGCAGGTACAGCACATCCGTGCTTGACTAGGTTTTCTTTTTTAATCGATATATCGTAACTAGGCATTATTTCTCGTTTTTAACTTTATTTTTAGTTATTCTCAGCTTCCCATTCAAGCTGTTCTCTTAATTCATTTAGTGCTTCAGTTAAGCCTTCGCTTCCTTCCGCATATTGTTCTAGGGTGTCAACCCATTTCGTATTAAACCATCCAAGTCGGACAGTAAATCCTTTTCCATTAGTGCTTCCACCATCGTCTTCTTCTAATACTTTACCATCATAGTATAGTTTTTCTACAAACTCTCCAAAGTTTGTTTCAAGTATACCAGCAGAAAGTTTCTTTTCATCAAACTCTTCATCTTCTTCTAATTCAAGAACCCAAGTTGAAGTCCATCCTTTTTCTTCACTCATACAAGCTACTACAGGCACGTAATCTTCTTTTGTAAGGTCTTTGTATAGATTATCCCAATCAGGCTCTTCCTCGTCAAAGAAACCACCTTCTCGGCCCCATAAGAATTGATGTGATATTTCTTTTTCTTCCTCAGTATCTGTGTCTATCAAAGTTACATGAGAGTTTGCATAACTTCCATAAAAATGTAAAATATCATCTAAATCATGCCAGTACTGATTACCAGCTGATGTCATTTCAGGAATATCTTCGTCTTCGGTGTCTTCCCATTCTCCTAAAATGTATTCACTGAAGGTGTCTTCATCTCTTTCCACCCAGTAATCATAAAATTCTTGAGTTACTCGTCCTATGGTTACTTCACCTCCGTAGTGATGTCCTCTGATGTTATAAACTTTTTTACTCATGGTTTTTTCTTTTGCTAAGTATTTCAGAAAACTTTTCTGATGCTGTGAATCCTAGTCCTGCCATGACTATCCATTGTAGGGATTCAAACATATGTTGTTCTACAGTGTAATCACAAAACAAGTTTGATGTAAAAGCAATAAGCATAAAAAGAAGGCACATTGCTGTTACCACTCTTTTGGAAGATACTTCCCCTCCCTCTGAAAACATTGCTTTAAAAAACTTTCTCATGATTTACGCAGTCTGTCAATAATAATAAATGCTAGTAATAATACAGTAACTATAGCAGTTTCTATTGACATTTTATATTAATCTTTTTTAATGCCACACCATCCTAGACAAACTCTGCCTCGGGTAATCCATTTTACAAATAAACACAATTGTTTTTTCATTACTCCTGTTTTTTGTCGTGCCAAATGGAACCGCTACTTTCCTCTTGGCTTTGGTCTTTTGGGTTTACTACATCCACATCCCATTTTTGTAGTGTATCGTTTAGTTCTAAAAATCTTTTCATGTCATATGCCCAGACTCCAATCATTCTATCATCCTTCTCAAATAACTCTCCTGACTCTTTTAGAACATCGTATTTTTTTCTAGCATCCCAATAGTTGTTCTCTTGAATTGGTTTGTAGGAATTCTTAGCCATATCACATCGTAATATATGGAAAATATTTATATTATCCAAATATATTACATTTGTTGAGATAGTTAGATAATAGTTATGTGACCTACAGAAGTCAGTCTTTCAACAATGTCTTTGTAGTTGTCTTTGAACAATCTAGGCAGTAAATCAGCAGATGTTTGTATAATAGCTCTACCATCATTTGCTTCAGCAATATTAACAATATCCGAAACTTTAATTAACACCTCTTCAGTCTCTAGATTCTTACTTTCTAGAACGCTTTCAGAACACAAGTCATCGCAATGGCCCTCAAAAGAGTCCTTGTCTAATCCTAAAGACTCTGCTCTTTCCTCAGCTTCTTTCAAACACTCCTCACACGCTACAGCTTTTGACTCTTCTTTATAAGCGTGAACAAACCCTTTGACTCTTAAAAATATTAAATCACTCATTTAAACTGATTTTGTTAGCAATCTACGAGCTTCTGTGGTTAAGGAACTTGCTCTTGACCTATTGATGCTTCCACAAGAATTACATCTAAGTGCATCATACTCAGACATATACGTCTTATAAGTACCTACAACAGACAAGTCTGTTCCTCCACATGTGGCACAGCATGTTACGTTTTCACCTATGTGTAATCCCATATTTGGGTGAGGAGTAATCCAAGAACGTATTCTTAGATACACTTCTTCTAGAAGAGTTACGTCTTTTATGTTGTACTCTTCCATCTTGTTAAGGGACTCTTGGTCTCCCTCCATACAACCTTTCCATAGCTCAAAACCTCCAGTCTCCATCTTACCTCCGAGCTCTAAGAACTTAGCAACGTAGTCTAGTTTATTAGACGATATGTTAAACTTCTTCCTGACATGTTTAAGGGTATCAATAGTTTGGTACGGTGTCGGTGGGTGTAATCCCAGTTTCAGGAAGCGAGTGTTGACTCTTTTGATGTCAAACTTGTCGCCATTGTGAGCAATCACAATATCAGCCTCATCTAGTAGATTCCAAAAGTTTCGTACTATCCTAGAGTCATCTTGTTCTTTAGCTTCTTTTGGAGTTAGTTTACCTGTATAAACTTTCTCTTCAAATAACCATTTAGCAGACCACGTAATAATAAACCAGTCTGATTCAAGCATAGATAGATTATGCCCTACATTTTGGTTCCATAAGCCCCATATATTGGACATTAGTGGAGCAGTTTCGATATCAAATATCAGAACTCTTGCAGGACTAGCAATCTCTGCTTCTTCTCTTAATGCCACATCAGCATCTAACTCAGGTATGGAATTTATGTATCTACTTATACCTCTTCTCCAAGAGTCACTATATTTGTAATTAAACTTCGCACAAAAAGCTTCCGCAGTGTGCGTAAAGTTTTGTTTTTTAGCATATATATCGAGTATCTCTTTAATATGCTTCTTGATTATATCTTTGATAATCATATTAACAATTTAAGTCCCCTGGGAAATATTTCCCTAGAATGTTACCGTTGTAAAATTTTTCATTATCTCTGATAACATCCATTTTAAATTGAGCCTCTGTTTCCAAAAAGGATAAGTTTTTTAAACAATTGGAAAACTGCCAAATGTGTTTTTCAATCCTATCTCCTTTCTTTATGTCCTCGTTTAGTTCTTTGTTAGAACCTGTATACATCAGCCAATCCGACTCTAATTTAGCTTTATAAACCCAAACAGGCAAGCCTTTTTTGGATTTTTTCTTGTTTTTATGTTTTCTTACTTCAAATCCCTCAAGCTTTAGTTCTTGATGTCTTTTTATTCCGACCCTTTTCCAATGATACAAGTTCTTTTTACCAATATACATTCTGTCTTTTGAAAAATTATGTATACAGTATATAAATCCTATAGCTTCGCTTGGAATTTGCTCTAGGGACGTAATTTTTTTATTGTCGTATATCCACATTACCAGCCACAAATTTTTTCATATTGTTCCATAAATTTAGCAACAATAGGGTCTCTGTAATTTTGTTGTAACTCCACATGTACCATCTCATCTAGCTTATCTGCAGTCTCGATTAGTTGGTGGAAACCACTTCTACTAGGCTGCTTTAAATCGTTTTGTTTAAGGTCCCCTGTAAATATCATGAGGGAACCTTTTCCAAGTCTTGTACAGAATAAATATGTTTGAAGCTTAGTAAGATTCTGTGCTTCGTCTATTATCATTACGCTATTAGTAATTGTTCGTCCTCTAGCAAATTGTAGTGGAAGTAGTTCTAATGGCCCTTCGTTTAGCCATTTTTCTACTTCTTTCTTGCCATTCTCTCGTAGTATCTCCATGTTTTCTATAACAGGAGCACACCACTGCCTCATCTTCTCATCTTTATTTCCTGGAAGGTACCCCATGTCCTCTGTAGAAACCTGTGGGCGAGCTATATACATTCTCTCTACTCCTCCCTTCAAAAACAAATCTAAAGCTATCTGTGAAGCTAAGAACGTTTTAGACGTACCTGCCTTACCAGTTATGATAGCAATCTTAGAGTCAAGAATTTTTTCTTTTGCAAGTTTTTGTTCTTCTAGTACTTAAATCCTCTCTCATTAGCTATAATGTTTAATTATTTGTTCTTTGAGGGTTTCCTCAAGGTCAGGATTATCTTCAAGTAAAGCAAATACTGCTTTCTTACCCTGACCAAGCTGTGTGCCTTCATAGCTGTACCAAGCACCTTTCTTGTCTATTAGACCTAGAGAGATAGCCATATCTACAATCTCTTCTTTTGCATCCACTCCTATCCCAAATCTTAGTTGGAAGGAATGCTTTTGCAATGGTGGATATGTTTTATTTTTTTCAGTAGTTGCAGTAACTAGATTAGACACCTGCTTGTCTACCCCGTCAACTTTTTCTTTGTTGCCAGCAGACTTACTAGATGTTAGTTTAATGCGAATTGATGAATAAAATTTAAGAGCGTTCCCACCAGTCGTGACATCTGGGGAACCATACATAACTCCAATCTTTTGACGAAGTTGATTGACAAACATTAAGGTACAATTGTTTTTACTTGCAATAGGAGACAGTACACGCATAGCTTGTGACATAAGTCTTGCGTGAACACCCATCTTGCTTTCACCTGCCTCGCCTTCGGATTCGACAGATGGTACCATAGTGGCAACTGAGTCTACAACTACGAGACCTATTTCACCAGTACTCGCTAGTGTTTTAGTAATCTCAATTGCTTCCTCTCCACTACCTGGTTGACAGAATATAAGGTCTTCAGTGTCAACACCTAATGCTTCTGCATAGTTCTTATCAAAAGCATGCTCCATATCTACAAACGCACACTTCTTACCCATTGCTTGAGCTTGTGCTATTGCGTGTATACATAATGTGCTTTTTCCTGAAGATTCCCATCCAAATAGTTCAATTATTCTTCCTAGAGGGTAACCTCCACCTGTGATGACATCTAAACCTAAAGACCCTGTTGGTATTCTTTCTAATTTTTCAAAAGCCTCATTTTCACCTAAGTGAAATACTGAGCCTGAACCAAAATTCTTATTGAGACTTTTTAAAGCCTCTTCTAATTTAGTACCCATTAATTAAAGTTGTTTAATTCTCTTTTAAAAAGTTTTAACATAGTTTCAACTATGTGCGTAGCCTTTCCACAAGGAGTGTTAAAAAGATACATTTCAAAGACCAAATCTTCAAGCCTTTTTCCTATAACATCATATAGGGCATCATTCAAAATATCATCTTCAATGTAATCTAACACACAATCACAATAATCCATGAAGTACTCACGTTCAATATTATTTTTACTTCTTTCCATGATTTAGTTGATTTTCCCGCAATCTACAAAATATATTTGACATTTCCAAACAAATAACATAATAAATGCTAATATTATTAGTTTTACAATAGTTATTCACAAAGACTTGCATATGTCAAATTTTTTTTGTATAATTGCATGTATCTTACAAAGGGAAAGGAGGTAAGGGGGACTACAGGGGGTTCGGAGGAAAGGGTTGTAGGGCGTAAGATATAAAAAATTTATTTATGGCACAATATAGAGCATTACCTTTTTTTCTGTCATACTCAGATAAAGTAGACTTAATACAAAAACTATTACAATTGTATAGTGCTACAACAGTTTACTTAACTAAAAGAGACATAGATATTTTAACATTATGTTTCTTGTATGATATGAATAGTAAGAATTTTAAGGATATAGCTATAAAAGCTGATGTAGGAATTAAAACACATCAAAATGTTACTACAATGTTTTCTAGATTAAAAAAGAAAAACTTAGTAATAAAGCATCCTGTAAAAAATAGAAAAGACTTTAACGAAGACTTAGCTAAAATAAAAGAAACTGTGGATGAATATCCAAACATCGTAGTTCAAATGGTCTACAGCAAAGAAGATGGAGTTTAAGGATAAAATATATTTCCTTGATGATGTTCTAGATGAATATGAAAGAAGGGGAGGAGATAGAGAAACAGGAGAAGCTATCTATTGGTACTTTCATGACACTTTAAAAAAAGACATAGAGGAAAGCGATGATATTGTCTATAAGATTCCAAACTTTGGTACCTTGTATTTTACACAAGGCTCTTTGTATAATATTGGACAGAAGTTAGAGGGTACAATAAACAAGTATTCTCATCTTAGAGAAAGTGACAAACAAAAAATAAATAAAAGACAAGACATCGTCAAATCAAAACTCATGAGAATGCGTGAGCTAATTGACAAAGCAGTGTCTTTAAAAGTAAATAATATATGGTTTCTTAGAAATAGGTTTAATCCAAAAAATATCAAAAATGGGTAAGATACGACCAAGTAGGATTTTAAAGGGATGGAGCAAGATGATAACAAATGCAAAAGACGATTTTGCAAAAGATAGGTTAAAGGTTTGTAACAAATGTCCTGAGAAAAACAAGTTAACTGGCACTTGCAATGTTTGTGGATGTTTACTCAAGGCAAAGGTAAAAGTAATAGAAGAATATTGTCCTATGAATAAGTGGAAAGACATAAAAGAATTTAAAGACAGAGGATTAGCTGTAAAACTTCACGACACTGATATTGCCACGATTGAAGAGAATGAAAATGGTTCACTCACCGTTTCTTACAAAAAACCTTTCAAGCTCCATCAAAAGGTCTCAGACACTAAGCTTACCCTAGAACTTATTAACTGCAGAGGAGACCACGAAGAGTTTGAAGAAGACACTACTCTGAATAACATCAGAACGTCTATATGTTCTTGTTTTTCAGTAGTTTTAGACAAAACTTCACTGAAAGAAGCAGAATCAGCAAAACTAATATTGAAGTACAATACTAAACTCGAAGGAGAGATAAACAAAAGATTAAAAATTAAAACCGACAAAGATATTTTTGTCATAGTATTAAAAGGAGAAGTAAAATGAGCCAACTAAGAAAAACACATATTGCTGACATGTTGAGTCAGTTAATTCAAGATTATCCTGAATATGACGTATCGATGCTGTTAAAAGCAGTTTTGAGAAGAAAAAATTATAGAAACGGTAAATCTCAAGACAGCGTATTCTTTATGGATGCTACAGATGAACAAATATCTTTAGCTTTAGAAAGAACATTAAATGATTTAAAAATTTCTACCAATGGCAGACACTAATAAAAAATACTTAGAGAGTGCTCTAAAGTATCACACCGAACTTTACAATGAATTATCTACTCAAGTGGAATCACTTGGTGAAGAACCACATGAAAACTACCTTAAACTGTTACTTAGTGCTTCTATGCAAGAATGCCTAGTATACATGAAAGCATTAGGTGATTGTTCCAAACAATTATTTAATGAAGAATTAGACATTCAAGATAATATCGCAGAAGCTATAAAAGAAGCACAGCAAGCATTTATGATAGAAGATGGTGAACTTGTCAATGTATCAGGTATGGCTATTGGAGAGTTAAAAGATTTTCTAAAAGAAGCAGTTCAAAAGCGAAACACTGGTGAGTAAGGTAGAGGTTCCAAATGTATCTTTCAAAGACTTTTTAGTAAATCAAGTCGAACCATCCAGGGAGGATGCTAATTATGTAGCCTTTTGGACAAAGCATATAAACTATTGCAAGTCAGGAGTCATGGTCGGAGGTATACACATCTCAGGCTGGTTATATTGGCACCTGAATTTTTTTAAACTATCTATTGATACCAGGGACGAATTTGGTAATTCAGTTAGGATAGTTAGTAACCCTAAATTAAGAGACAATGAATGGCTTATTAATTGGTGTTATAATAAGGCTAATGATGAAGGTAAGAAACCTATTCTTGCGTTTGGTACAAGACGATTCGCTAAGACATCTTTTATTTCATCCCGAGTCGCCTATAATACTTTTATTTTTCAGTATAGTAACCCGTTAATTATTGGTGGGTCACAGTCTGACCTTAACAACATTACCAAGTACCTAGACGAGTTCTACGAGAAAAGACCTGATTGCTTTTCAGACTTCATTAAGATTAGTGATTGGAACAAAGCAACGTCTTCTGATGTTGAAATAGAGTTTAACAAAAGAATTGTAACGAAAGGGAGAAACCCAATCAATCCTATTAGTTACGAGTTTTTTCCTATTGCTGATAAACCTAATGACAACTCTTTTGCCTTCTCTAGGATATCCGTTAGGAACCTTCAGCAGGGACAAGTTACGTCCAAGGAAGAGCTTCTAGCAGGTATCACACCTACTGAGGCTGTATGGGATGAGGTAGGAAAGTATTTGTATTCCAAACAGCGTTCAGCACTTCTACCTGCTATTGAAAACGACCTTGGTGAAAGAAGATTTGTGGAGTTGCTGATTGGTACGGGTGGTAACACAGACTTTGCTGCAGATGCAGAGATGGATTTTCTCTATACAGAGAAGTCTGATTTTTTCCATTTTAACGTAGAAGAGTATCTAAAAGAAGTCAAAGAAGAACACTTTAAATATGTTCAAGAAACTGATAAGGAAGTTAGTCTTTTTGTCCCTGCCCAAATGTCTAACAAGGGCGGAGAGAAGAAAGAAATACCTTTGGTACAATATCTCAACAGAGATTTCACTGAAGAACAAATTAAAGAACTTGATGGGTTCAATATTCTCGTCACTGACTGGGAAGAAGCATTAGACAAAGTGCAGGGTTTTATAGGTTCTGAACAGGCTAAGTCACCAGACAAAGGAAAGAAGGCACAAATGTACTACCCTTTCCAACCAGAAGATTGTTTCTTGTTTTCTGGTAATAACCCGTTCCCTGTGGAACAAGCCAAGAGAACTCAAGATGCTATCAATATCAAAGGTACATACGGTGAGTACGTAACTCTTGACGTTACGCCTAATGGCATTATATCGGTAACTCCTAGTGGGGCAGAGCCTGTAAATGAATACCCATTCCGAGGTGGAGCAGTAAATGCCCCTGTAGTTATTTATGAAAGACCTATATATGATAATCCAAGACAAATAAAAAGAGGTACTTATATAGCAGGATTTGATGGTGCGAAAGTATCTACATCAACAACTTCAGACTCTTTGAATTGCTTGTACATATTTAAAAGACAAGCAGGGGTGTCAGGGTTGCAGAACCAAATTGTAGCACAGTACACCTCAAGACCTAACATCGATTCAAACTATTATAGACAAGCGATGTTGCTACTTAAGTTGTATAATGCAGAATGTCTACCAGAGGCAGACGTACCTTTTGTAAAGTATCTTACAAGCCAAAAGTCTGAGTATCTTATCGCACAAGCAAAGGGTACTAATCTACGAATCAATGAAAACAGTAGGGCGAATGTGGACTATGGACTACCAGCCACAGCTAGAAACAAAGAACACTTGTTGAAACTTTTGAAAAACTATTGTTGGGACCAAATACCAACTGGTGTCATGGGTCCTGAGGGAGAAGAGATAAGTGTTCTTGGTGTGACTAGAATAACTGACCCCATGTTGCTTGAAGAAATAATTAAGTTTGGTAACTATAAGAACTATGACCGTATTATGTCTTTTGGTCACGCACTGATTTGGGACGAAGAACTAACCATCAATAATATTAAAGGTTCTGAAGACAAGTATGAGATTAAGAGAGATATCTACAGAAAAATAACGAGTGGCAAATTTGGTAGAAATAAAAAGTATAGCTAATTGTAATGTATTTGTTTAATCCAAACTAATTTACTAAGTTTGCATCTTACATAAAGTGTATGTTTTTTGATATAGATTTAAGAGATGCCCAATATTTTGGAGACATTCTAAGACTTCCTGCACAAGCCCTTCCTGAAAAAAAGAAAAACAAGGAGTGGGTTATGGATTGTATGAATACTCTAGAAACAATAGGTATTCGTCAATTAAACAGTGCTAGAAGAAGATTTGAAGATGCTTACAGAATAGTTGAGGGAAGTTATAGATACAGTGATGTGGTAAACACTTCTGCATTCTTGTCGGAGGTAGATATGCTTCGTTCTCAGTCTGATTTATCAGAAGACCTACAACACTACGGCTTCATAGAACCTATTGTAAATACAATGATTGGGGAGTTCTTGACTAAACCTAATCCTAATGTTGTCTACACAGATGACCCCCTCTCCACAAATGAGTATCTAAGAAATCAAAAAACAAAACTTTGGGAGGGAGTAAATAATGCTATTTCTAAGGAGATAGAAATTAGGTTGCTAAGTCAAGGCTTTTACAATGAAAGAGAATTTAAGTCCGAAGAAGAGCAGCAACAATACGTAGAGACTCTACGGAAGGAGAGAGACAAAAACATACCACAAGAAGTTAAAAAGTATATGGAGTCCGAGTGGAAACCAATATACTTAGAGTGGGCAGAAAAAACATTAGAGGAAGGAGAGGTTAGATTTGATATGGACGAACTCTATAGAGATTTGTTCAGGGACTATCTAATCACAGGGAGATGTTTCTTACATTGGAGAATAGGGCACGACTATTATCAACCTGAGAGATGGTCTCCACTTAACACCTTCACTTCTATCACACAAGACGAAAAGTATCCTGAAACAGGAGAGTATGTGGGAAGGATTCAATACTTGACACCGAACCAAGTAGTTGCCAACTTCGGTTCACACCTTACAGAGGTACAAAAACAAGACTTATTACGCTCTAAGCATTATAGAGGAAAAGAATTTTCAACTGCAAGTATCGATAATACTCAAGACTGGTTAGAAAACTTTGGAGGGACTCTACGAAGAGTTCCATTTGCTGATTCTATTGGTTATGAAAATCTAGGAGTTATCCAAGACCAAACAGGTATTGACCTGGGTTACAGAGGTATGTTCCCTAACCAACTAAGAGGTCAGCATTTCTTCTTTAATGATAATGATAATCGATATGATTTAATTAGAGTTGTAGAGGCATATTGGGTATCCTATAAAAGAGTAGGATATTTAACATACACTAAACCAGACGGAACTTCTAGGTCTGAAGTCGTAACTGATGAATTGTTAAAAGACATTATCAATGAGTTTCAAATCAAGAAACTAAGAACAGTTACCCTAGACCAGCATACTAAGAATCCTCAGGACAACACAATTGTATGGGATTATGTGCCTGAAGTTAGATATGGGGTTAAAATATTAAATGAAAATACCGACCTTCCTGAGCATCTCTACTTATTTGGAGGAGCTATTGATTATCAATTAAAAGGGGAGAGTGCTACGTACCACACTCTTATGCCAGTTACAGGATTGTTAGAACATACGTCTCTTGTCTCTAGAGTAGAGATAGACCAAGTAGAATATTCCCTTGCTATGAATATGGCAAGAGACTACATGTCAAAGGAGCTTGGACTATTCTTCCTTATGGACTTAGCTTACATGCCTGAGTTCTTGAAAGACTTTGGAGGAGACGAAGCTATTGAAAAATTAATGGAGGTTACTCGGAACTTAGGATTCCTTCCTGTTGATTCCTCTCAGGCTAGGGGAACATCGTTCAATAACTTCCAAATGGTTAACATGGACCTAACTGCAGCCATGATGGGTAAATTAAATTTTGCTCAAGCTATCAAAATGAGAGCTTTTGAGAAATTAGGATTTACGCCCCAACGAATGGCAGTCCCTGTAGAACAAGAAACAGCCACAGGTATTAGAACATCTCAGACATCGTCTTACGCACAGACAGAAGTTTGGTTCGATAAATTTTCTAGGTTTCAACAGAGAACTGCTGAGATGCAAATTAACATAGCACAGTGGTTACAGCATGAAGGTAAAGATGTTACTGTGAATTATACAGACAGTGATTTGACTAGACAGTTTGTATCTATTATAGACCCTGACCTTCCATTGAGAAGATTTAAAATCTATACTAGAAATAACACCAAGAGAAGAAGTGAGCTAGAACTTCTAAAAGAAGTTTATATGCGAGACAACACTATCTCTAAAAACTTAGAGGACATGGCAGAAGTTGTGTCAGCAGACTCTACAGCTAAGATTATACAGTTAGCAAGATTATCTAGAAAGCAAAAAGACTTGATGGAGCAACAGCAGCAACAGCAGCAAATGCAAATGATGCAAATGCAACAGCAAGGGGAGATGGCTAAAGAAGAGCAGAAGCACAAAAACAAAATTGAGTTAGAAAAGGTTAAAGGAGAGATAGCTCTTAATAAGCAAGCAATCCTAGCTTTAGGTTTTGCTAAACCTTCGGAAGAAGGTTCAACGGATGAGACTCCTTTAGTAATAGAACAACTGAAGGCATCTACTCAAGATTTAGAAAGAAAATATAAAGAGAGGGTTGCCGCTTCTGACTTAAGACAAAGGCAACTAGATTCAGACAGAAGATTTATGTTAGAACAACAAGCTAATCAAGTAAAAGCTCAAGAAGCTGCCGCAAGAGTGGAAGTTGCAAATAAGCAGCTACAAGTCGCTCAAACTAACAAAAATCGATACGATAAAAAATAAATTACAATTTTTGTAATGTAAGAATTACAATTGTTACTAATTTTTTTAATTTTAAATTATTTATTAAGTTCACACCATAAAATCAACCAATATGGACAATACCAACCAAAATCCATTTACTATAGGAAAACCTTTTAATATCGAATTTGAGGACTCGACAGAAACTAAGCAACCTGAGGCAGAAACTCAGGAAGAACCTCAAACAGAAACAAAGGAAGAGACTTCTACCGAACCAGTCTCTCCTACTCCCCCAGAAGCAAATCCTTCGGGCAAAATTGAGATAGAAGATATCTTAGATAGGGAAGTTGCTTTTGAAGATTCTCCTACACCGCCATCAAGCGACAAGGAGACTCAACAGGCACAAGAAGCCGTTAAAGAGGCGTTACTGACCGATGATGATTCATTTGATTATGGGTATGTAGCTAAAAAGTTAATTGAGTCTGGGTTTTGGGAGGACTTTGAAAATAGTGGTGACGTAGAAATAGACAAAGATATCTTTGAGCAGTTATCAAAACAGCAGGACACATGGAAGTCAGAGAAACTGGTAGAAAATATCTACTCCTCATTTAGTCCTGCAGAAAAAGAATTTTTAGCCTTTAAGCAATCAGGTGGTGATTTAGAGCAGTATTATCAATCTAAGACTGCAGTTGACCGAATTAACAATCTAGACATCAGTACTGACCAAGGTAAAGTTAATGCTGTTTACACATACTACAAGAATTTTGTAGGATGGGATGACCAAAAGATTAACAAACATAT